CGTCGAGCCGTCGCCCGCCACGTCGTCGAAGTTCGTGAACGAGCAGTTGAACAGGAACGCGCCCGTGTAGCCGTCGTAGGCCGGGTTGCGGTCGAAGAACCGGGCGGCAGCGCGCGTGCGCACGGTTAGCTCCCGGTGACAGGATCGGCGGGCAGGCCTGCGGCCCCGATCAGGGTGAGCGTCTTGGGTGTCGTCGCAAGGCTCGCGTCCAGGCGGCCCGCCACGTCGATCAGGCGCGAACGCCACAGCACGAGCGAGGCCTTGATCGCCGTGCGCAGGGGCGTGTACGGGTCGTCCGCACGCTGCTGCATCGCGGTCTTGCCGTCCTGGATGACGACCGGGGCGAACATCGCCACCGCGCCGTTGGCGATCAGGTCGGCGACCGTGTACTGGGCGAACAGGCGCACGACGCTGTAGAAGCGCGTCTGCAGCGCGGTGCGGCTGGCGACCGAGACGTTCTTGACGGTCTCGAACATGTCGGGAATGCCGCTGTTCACGTCCTCCAGCGCCATCGTCACGCTCAGCAGGTTGCCCGCCGCGAGCGCGTCGAAGTCTTGGTCCTCGATCTCGTCCTCGCTCACGCCCAACAGGCCGCGAACGGTGTCGTTGTTGGTGAAGTCGGACAGGGCGAGGGTCATGATGGCGGCAGTGTAGCTCAGCAACGGGCAAAAGAACAGCCGCCCGCAGGCGGCTGGTCGGCGGGGCAGGCGAAAGTTACTTCGCGGCCTTCTTGTCGTCTTCGCCCTTCTTCTCGGGCGCGGCGGGCGCGGCAGGCGCGGCAGGCGCGGCGGCAGCCTTCGGCTCCTCGTACACGATGGGCTGCACGCCCTCGTCGCGCGGGTCGCCCGTGTGCTTGACCAGCACCCCGGCCTTCCACTGCGCCTCGGTCCACGAGGTCTCGGGGGCTTGCGTGTAGCTGCCCGGCTCGAAGCGCGGCAGGTTGGCGCCCTTGCCCTGCTCGTGCACGAAGGTGGGGTCCTCCAGCGGGAACACCGCCTTGGAGAGGAACCACATGCCCTTGCGATCCAGCGAGCGGTAGCCCGGCGCGGGGGCGGCGTCCTTCTTTTCTTCCGGCATTTTTTCTATCCTTTAGGTTGGTGGGGAAAGGAAGGGCCAGCCGCAAGGCTGGCCCCGTCGGTTGCTTAGGCGAGCACCAGCGTGTCGAACGCGTCGGGGTGCAGGCGGTAGCACATCTCGCCGAACTGCAGCGAGAAGGCTTCGGCCTGGCGCAGCGCGTACTGCTCGGCGGCCTGCACGTCGGCGCTGGTGTTGCGCACGCGGGCGATGGCGTAGCGGCTGTCCAGGCCGAGGATCGTGCCTGCCGGGATCGGGCCGCCGCTGGCAGCATCGTCCACGAGGAAGACCTTCACGTCGCCGATGCCGGGGTTCTGCACCGTGGCCTGCGCTTCCAGGCGCGGCAGGAGCGTGTCGATGGCCGTCAGCGACGGGCGGCCCGAGCGACCTTCGATCTTCAGGTACGTCGCGAGATCGCAGACCACCCAGTCGATCTTGCGGTACTTGCGGTTGCGGAACAGGAACTTCAGCCACGCCGCTTGCGTCAGGCTGCCGCCCGTGGAGGCCGCGTCCAGCGTCGAGGCGTTCACCGTGTAGCCGAGCGAGGCCAGCGAGCCGGTATTGATGTCGTTGTCGCCCGAGAACATGTCGGACAGGTAGGAGTACACCCACGCGTCGCGCTCGACGTTCAGTTGGCGCTGCACCGACAGACCCACGAGGTCCAGCGTGGTCGCACGCAGGGCTTCGTTGGAGAACTCCATGCCCAGCGCATAGGTCGGCACCTTGCGGATCTTGTCGCTGGTCGTGAAGGTCATCATGGCGGCCGGCGCGGCGAGCTGGGCGCGGCGCTGGGCCAGCGCGCTGTTCGGGCCGTTCGGCGTGGACATGTTGATCTGCGGCTGCTCGAAGCGGTCGCTCGCGATGGACAGCGTCTGCGCGATCAGCTTGTCGAACACGTTCGCGTCGGTCTGGTAGTCCTTGACCAGCGCCGTCTCCATGTACTGCACGATGGCAGCCGGGAACAGCGTGCGCGACTGCGAGCCGGTGGGCGAACCGATGCCCGCCGTGTTGGACGCCAGTTCGAAGGACGCGGCGCCGGACAGCACATCGGCCATCGACGGGGCACGCAGGCCCAGCTCGCGCTGCAGCTTGGAATCGGGCACCACCAGCCCGCAAGAGGCCAGCATCTGGTCGAACGTCGTGCCGAACTTGGCCGCGTCCGTGGGGTACTTGCGGTTGATGTACTGGGCGATGCCCAGGTTTGCAGCGTTGGCTTCGCTGTAAACCTTGGCGCCGATTTCGACATCCTGCACCGCACCTTCGGCGTTGAGGAACTTTGCCATTTCAGTTTGCTCCTTGGGAGAGTTGCGGTTGTGGAATCAATCCGGCTGGTCCATCGTGCGAGCGATGACGATCTGCGTGCCGACGGCGCCCGTACCGGCGGAGCCGAGGGACACCACCTTCCAGATGTTGCCGGAGGCCAGCAGCGCCATGTGCGCGGCGGCGGCCGTGAGGTCGGCAGGAACCGTCACGCCGACCTGGATGGTGGACTTGCACACCTTCGGGTACGTCGCAAGGGCGGTGCCGAGCGCGGGGTTGTTCGAGCTGGCGACGACCTGATCGCCGATGGCGAGCGTGCCGGTGCCGGGCGTGGCCTGCAGGCCGTCGGCCAGCGCGACGATGCGGTCGGCCTTGTTGACGCCGCCGATGGTGTAGCCGTCGGCCGTGGCGGTCTGCACGCCGGAGATCACGCCTGCGATCTGGTCACCGGCCGCGCAGAGGACGTGACCGGAGTCGCCGGACTCCTTCACGAGCTTGCCGATCTCGGTGTCGTTGTAGGGGGTGCCCTGCACGCCCAGCCGCGACGTGATGGACGCGGAGGCCGGAGCGGTGGGGCCGTAGAAGAACTTGCGAGCCATGTCGATCTCCTGTGGGCTGGGTTGAAATTAGGCGCGGGCGGCGGCAGCCACACGGGCGAACATCGGGACCTCGGCGCTGGCACCCTTGTTCGGGGTCTGCTGCGACTCGGCGGACGGCGCGGCGCTCACGCGCTGGCCGGGGAACTTGGCGGCGAACTCGTCGGCCACGCGCTTGTGCTCGGCGAGCAGCTCGGCGCCCTTCAGCTCGGCCTTCGGCTCGGCCTGCTTCAGCGCCACGCACATCGCCGACAGCGAGGCGTGCACGACGGAGTCGGCGGCGGCGACGGACGCTTCGAGCGTCTTGCTCGATTCGAGCAGCGCGGCGTTCGTGGTACGCAGGGCACCCAGCTCGGTGTTGGCGACGGAGAGCTTGGCCTCCACGTCGGTGACCTTGGCGTTCAGCGTTTCGGTCGCGACGCGCACCGCTTCGGCGCTCGCGTCCTTCACGCCCGCGCTGATCTCGATGGCCTGCGCGCGCAGGAGCTGCTGCGCTTCGGCATCGGGCGCTTGGCCGGAGGCACAGGCCTCGGCCTTGGCGAAGTCGAGGCTGGCGACACCTGCGCCAGCGAAGAGCTTCATCAGGTACGCGACGGACAAAGTGGCTTTCATGTTCGTGTTCCCTTTCGGATTGCGCGGATTCTGTACTGCTGAGCTGGACGCGTCAAGCGTTTTCGCATACGCGAATGCCTGATCGAAGGTGGCGACCTTCGACGCAAGGCCTGCATCCACGGCCTGCTGGCCCATGAACTCGCGTCCACGGCCCATCGTCTTGTCGAACTTCTCGGTGGACACGCCCAGGTTGGCCGCCACGTTGTCGCGGAAGACCGAGTAGAGCTGCTCGCCAAGACCCTCGAGGTGGGCACGCGCCTTGTCCGAGAGCGGCTCGTTCGAATTCGCAAGCTGCTTATGCTCGCCTGCGCGGATCACCGTGACGGTGCGGCCCGCATTCGCGTTGGCCTTCGAGACATCGACGTGCGTCATGATGACGCCCACCGAGCCGAGCAGCGCGGTGGCCCCGGCCATGATCGGCTTGCCGACGGAGCCGAGCCAGTAACCGCCCGACGCCATGATGGTGTCGGAGTAGGTCATCATCGGCTTCTTCTCGGAAAGTGCCTTCAGATGCGCGGCGCAGTCCTCGCAGCCCGCCGCCATGCCGCCCGGCGAATTGACGTGCAGCATGACCGACTTGACGTTTTTCTGCGACACCGCGTCGTCGGCGGCCTGCCGGATGTCGTCGTAGCCGACGATGCCGAACAGGCGCATCCAGCCGGTGGAGCCGGTCACGAGCGGGCCGTCGATGGACAGGACGGCGACGCCGTCCTTGACCTGGTACATCGGGGGCAGCTCGAAGCCGGTGCTGCCGGTGCCGCCGCCCGACGCCTTGATGTGCATCTTGACGGCTTCGATGCCTTGGGCCTCCAGCGTCGCGGCGGCCGACAGCGCCTCCAGCAGCGTGTGCTGGGCGGCTTCGGACCCGAACCACGAGCCGCAGGCGAGGGCAGAGGCGAGGGCGATACGGCTGAGCTTCATGGGCGCGGAGTGTGGACTAAAAAGTCACTTTGCGCAAGCAGCTCATCAAAGCGCCAGCGCCGTGATTTCGGCGGCGCGGGCGTTGGCACTTCCGGCCGGAATCAGACCCTGCTGCTCCAGCGCGGCGCAGATGGCGGGCACGCCCGTGACAACGTCGGGATCGGACAGCTTGACGACTGGCTCCACGTCGAGGCGGTCCAGCCAGCCCTGAATCTGCGGGTTGGCCGCGCCCATCGCGCGGATCGCCTTCTTCTCTTCGGCTGTCCAGCGCTGCAGCCAGTCGCCGGTCGGGATGCGGAAGGCCCCCTGGTTGGTGTCGTACCAGCTCTGGAGCATCGAGAGGCCTCGAAGCTGGATGTACGTCAGGTTGTCCGCGATGAGGTCCGGGTTCGGAATCTCCTGACCGGGGTTGGCCGGGTCGGGAATCGTCGCGGGGAGCGTCTTGTTGTGGTCCAGACGGGCCGCCGTGATGCCCAGCTCCAGCGAGGAGTCGTAGGTGATGGTCGCGGTCGATTGCGTCATGCCCTGTCTCCTTGCTCACCCTGCGCGGCGAGCGCGGCGAGGTGCTGGCGTGCGGCAAGCGCCTTACCGGCGATGTGCTGGGCCTGCCCGACGATCTGGAGGCCGTGGCCTCTGAGGGCCGCATCGCAGACCTGCAGGAGCGCTTCGAGTTCCTCCTGGGTGTATGCGATGTTCACGGCGGGGACCTTCGGGGCCTCCGGCTGCTTGAGCGGGGGTTGCTGCGGGGGCAGCGGATTCGTTCGTTTCGTCATGTCGTTCTCCTTTGGTTAGCCGATCTTCCAAGCGCCGCCAAGGGTGATTACCGGGGTTTTGTTCGTGCCGCCACCCGTGACGGTGGCGCCGATGTTTGCGCTGGTGAGGGCCAGCGTGCTGTCCGTCACGCAGTGGCGGGTGCCATCGCCCACGGTGGCCGCGTTTGGCAGGTTTGCAACTGTGACCGGAGGCGTGGTGATCGACGAGCCGACGATCTGCCCGGTTTTCACGATATAAGCCACCGATGCGGCCCCCACCACGCCGTCGAAGATGCGCGATCCCGCCGCGCTGGCGGTGTCCGTCACCTTCACGCGGAAGCCGGGCATCACCGTGGCCGCGCTGTTCCATGTCGTGCGCAGCTCGATGCCTGCTCCGTTGCTTGAGTCCGCGAGGTAGAACTTCGCGTTCGCGTTCCAGCCGATGGGGCCCAGCCAGTCGCTCAACGTGATGCCGTTGCTTGCGAGCGTCAGGTTGCCCTGCGTGATCGGATTGTTGAACGAGAATGAGGCGCCTACGAAGGCCACGGCGCGCAGCGTGCCGGTGCCAGCAGCCTGCGCGCCGATGGTCAGGACGTTCGCGGTCGCCTGCCAGTCGAAGACACCGCGCTCATAGTTGGACGCATCCGTGTACGTCTTGTACGCGCGAAAGGCTTGCGCGTTCGTGCTGCGTTGAAGCGCCCACGTATCGGCCGCCTCCGGGATGAACTTGGCGGTAAACGCTGCGTTCGTGAACAGCGGCGAGGACACCGAGTTGGTCGCCCCGACGTTCTGCGCGCTGAGGCTGGCCGTGACGTTGAGGTTCCCGCCCACACTGAGCGTCTGCGATGCCTTGGCGTAGGTGAGGCCCGAGCTGCCTGCGAGCGTGCCCCCGTCATTGAACTGGACCTGCAGGTCCGCGCCAGCCGGGCCGGTGAGCGCGCCGAGGCTCGCCGCCGTGGGCTTGTTGCTCAGGTCGGTATAGCTGCCGCTGGTGGCGACGGTGGCGAGAACTGGCTTGCCCGAGAGGTCGCTGTAAAGCCCGCTGGTTGCCACCGTCGCGAAGGTCGGCTTGCCAGTGAGCGAAGCCCACGTCCCATCGAACAGCGTCGGCTTGCCTGTCAGGTCTGCATACGCGCCTGTCGAGGCCACCGCTGCCAGCGCGGCCACCTTGGTGTCGGTGTAGCCCTTCGCGTCGCTCAGGTTCGTCGCAAGCGCTGCTTGCAGGTCAGCCTGGTCCGTAATGCTGCCGCCAATGTGGCCCCAGTTCGGGTTCGGCGGGTCGATCCAGATCACGTCGAAGTCGGCGCCGCTCGCCTTGGCCGCAATCTGCCCCGCAAGGCCGCCCGGCGCAAGGCCCGGCCCGGCAGGGCCGGTGGCGCCGGTTGCGCCTGTGTCACCTTGCGGACCCTGCGGGCCAGTGGCGCCCTGCGGGCCTTGCGGTCCGGTGGCGCCTGCAGGCCCCTGCGGACCCGTGGCGCCTGTGTCGCCCTTCGGCCCCTGCGGACCCGTGTCGCCCTGTGGTCCCTGCAGACCCTGCGGGCCGGTCGGCCCGGTGTCGCCGGTCGCGCCGGTCGGCCCCGGATCGCCCTGAACGCCCTTGTCGCCCTTCAGCAGCGCCTGCAGCTCCAGGCTGACCGGCGTCGTGGACGGGCGCAAAGTGACTTTCGAGTCACCGTCCTGCAGGACAGTGGCGACGCTGTACGTTGGGGTGAGGACGAGATTAGCCAACGACGGTCACTCCCGGCTGCAGGTCGATTTCCACGGTGTCCGACGGCACCTTCGAGGTGCCATCGGCGCTCACGTACACCACGTCGAAGAACAGCGGGCCTTCCCACGCGCTCGTGTCGGCCGCCGTGACGAGCAGGATCGCGTGCGTCGCGTCGGCCGTCGGCGGCGCCAACGGCGTGAGCGTGACGGTGAGGTCGGCCACCAGACCGCCGCCCGCGTCGCGCACCTGCGACTGCGCCGTCCAGGTCGTCGCCGCAGGCAGCGCCACGGTGCCGCCGAAGCTGAAGGAGGCGCCCTTCTTGAAGGGGAGCTTGACTGTCATTTGCCGTTCCCTCCACGCTTGCCGGTGGGCGTCTGCGGCGTGCGCGACTGGTTGGCGGCGCCGCCGCCCGACTGGCCGCCGCCGACGCCTGTGCCGGAGTAGTTGTTGCCCATCGCGTCGGCCTGGCGGCCGAGACCGGCCTGCTGCATGAACTCGGTGTTCCAGCGCGGCGTGAAGCCAGTCGGCGGCAGCCGGTACAGCGTGCGCAGGCAGAACTCCTCGTCGGTCATGTACCCGAGCGAGACTAGCTCCAGCCAGCGCGACTGCCGCTGCGCCTTGAACGCCTCCAGCTCGGTCGCCGGACGCAGGTCGATGTCGTCGTACTCGAACTTCACGACCACGGGCAGGCCCATCAGGTTCGCGCCGAGCGTCAGGCCCTTGGAGAACATCTCCTGCAGCTTCAGCCGCACGAGGCCGTTGGCCGTGAGCATCCCGAGCAGCGTTTCGGTCGAGGCGATGTTCTGGCTGCCCGAGCCGTGCCCGAGCAAGGAGGGCATCGAGCGCGCTCCGGTGGCGATCTTCGCGTCGTAGATGCCCTTGACGGTGTCGAACGTGTTCGGCACGTCGCCGTCCTGCCCCTCGACGTACTGCACGTCGAGGAAGTCGAAGTGCACCAGCGCTTCCTCGACGCCGAGGTTGTTCACCGTGTCCTGGATGGTGGCGAACGTCTCGTTCAGGAAGGCGACGCGCTTGTCGCTGTCCAGAAGCTGCTCCTCGGACATCAGGCCCTTGAGCTTCTCGCCGTCCACCGTGCAGTGGATGCGCGGGTAGACGTGCCGCTCGCACAGGCGCCGCAGGTCGTTCAGGAAGGTCGATCCGGCCAGCACCGGCTGGATGGCCGACTCCAGCGGCGGCTGCGGGTACGGGTCGATCACGCTCGGGTCGAGCCACGTCATGAAGAAGTTCGGCACGTCGAGGTCGATCTCCTCGCCGCCCACGACCTGCACCGGCCGCAGCGTCTTCGTGCCGCCGCTCCAGTCGTCGTAGAAGCGGAAGCGCTGGCCGCCGACGCTGATGGGCGCGAAGAAGGCGGGCTGCCGCGCCTTGTTCAGCACCAGCTCCATGCCGACGCCGCCGACCAGCAGCATCTCCTTCGCAAGGCTCTCGCCGAGCGACTGCATCGCGTTCGTCGGGTTGAAGCCCACGTCGTAGCCGGGCATCGTGTTCAGCCGGTCGAGGAACTGCAGGCAGAACTGCGTGCCTTCGAGGTTGAAGTTGCCCTGCAGGTCGTAGGCGATGGCGACGTACTTCTCGGGGATGCCGAGGCGCAGGTGGCCGGAGATGGCAGCGGCGAAGTCGGGGTTGCCGCGTGCGAGCGAGCGGATCGTCGTGTCCGTATCGGCGCCGAACCGGTACGTGTTGACGATGTCCACGTTCGCCAGGTTCAGGTCGTTCTTCGGCCGCGCCGAGGTCTGCGCGGCGTTCGTCGTCATGTACGACGGGACCGTCATCTGGCCGTTCTTGACCTTCGGCGGCGTCGGTGGCGCCAGCATGCCGCTCGCCCCCGCCTTGGCGCCGGGCGCGGACTTGACCTTGCCGCCACCGGACGCGGGCAAAGTGCCTTTCAGCCTGAAGAGGGAGCGGATACGGTCGAGCATGGGCGGCATTGTCGCGACCCATTGCTGAGCTGTCAAACCTCAGCTATATTCGGGGCGCCCCGCTGTGAAGCGCCGCAAGTCCTTGAGTTTGGTGTTGCCATCGGTGCCGCCCGTCTTCCGGCACCCTTCAAACCCCGGCGTCCTCGCCGGGGTTTGTCGTTTCAGCGCGACGATCCGATGATCTGCGGCCCGCGCGGCGCAAGGTGGGCTGCCTGGCGCTGGATCGGCGCGATCCGGGCCTTCGAGACCAGCGGCACGCCGCCGAGGCCCACGCTGCGGCTGACGGTGCCGCGCAGGCGGCAGGCGATGTAGGAGTAGAGCATCGCGTTGTGGAAGTGGTCGTTCGCCGCAGGCGACTTCACCCACACATAGCTCAGCTCCTGATGCTCGTCGAACTCCTGCACCCGCTTCATGTCCAGAAGCTGCTTCTGGAACTCGTCTTCGAGGTCCTGATCGCCCGAGTGCTGGATCACCACCTCCTTGTTCTTGAACTTGCCCAGCAGCTCGTCCAGCGCCTTGTCCTTCATGACCTGGACGACGTGGATCGGCAGCTTCCCGGCCTCGGCGTCCGGGTCGGCCATCTTCACGCGGAACACCTCGGGCAGCTTCGAGTTCACGTACACCGCGCCGAACGCGTTCTTGTCGGTCTGCTGCACCCGCAGCACCAGATCGACGTAGGGCTGGCTGTCGATCACGCTGATGACGCAGTTGAACTGCGCCTTGAGCTGCCTGCGCCGCTCATCGAACTTCGCAAGCGGCACCCGCTCGCGGTGCACGACGATCCACTGCCCTTCGAGGGTCATGCGCGAGATGACGACGTGGCAGATCAGCCCCATGTCGGCGCCGAACGCGTGCACGGTGGTCGATCTCAGGTCGTCCGTCGTCGTCGCGTTGACGATGTCCTCCAGCACGAGCGACTCGGACACCTCCTCGCTGGTCTGCCCGAGGTTCTGGTTGACGAACTCGGAGAACCGGGCGTACTCGACCATCGCCTTCAGGAGCGACGTGGGCGTGATGATGGCCGGTGCGTCGAAGGGGCTGACGTAGATGCCCTTGGCCTCGAAGCCGTCGCCCGCGTTCTCGCACACGTACTCGCGCTGCGCCGGGTACAGGCTCGGCTCCTTGCCGCACTTCGGGCAGCGCAGATAGGCCTCCAGGTAGCGGGTCTTCGCAAGGGTGTTCTTGTTCAGGGCCTTCACCTCGCCGTCGTAGCCGGGGATGGTGACGTGCTCGAAGAAGTCGGGCCGGAACCACTCGTTGCAGCGGTGGCACTTGCACAGGTTCACGAAGCGGCGGCTGCTCTGCATCTTCAGGTCGATGCCGTAGCCCTTCACCGTGGGCGTCGAAAAGTTCCTTCGCAGCTTGTACGGCGAGTGCGTCAGGCGCGAGGTGTACTGCGTCAGGATGTGCGGGTTGGAGCGGTCGATCTCGTCCGAGACGATGCAGTCGGCCGGGATCGAGATCGCCGCCGTCGTGCCGTTGGTGCCTCGGAAGTAGACCAGCGACTCGCGAATCTGCTTGATGTCCTTGTTGTCCAGCTTGCTCATCGCCTCCGACAGCTTGGGCGAGGACTGGATGAAGGGATCGACCCGCGTCTTGGCGAAGTCGTTCGCGTCGCCTGAGAACGGGAAGGTGATGATGGTCGAGAACGCCGGGAAGTTGTAGGCCACGGCCATCACCCAGCGGGCCATGATCTCCGACAGGCCCACCTGCGAGCACTTCATCACGTTCACCTCGGTGTCTTCCGAGCGGATGATGTACTCCTGAAATTCGTGGTCCTTGAAGCTGTACTTCTGGCCCCGGATGTAGGTGTTCTCGGTGATCCACGCCGGAATGTCCGCAAGCGAGTGACGGGCCGACACGTCCGAGCGCACCCGCTCGATGTGCTCGCGAAAGAGGACGCGGTCAAGCATGGGCGACTCCCGGTGCGCACGGCATGATCGAGATGCCCACCCAGCGACGATCCCCGAAGCCGGGGAAGTGCAGGCTTGTCGCGCGTCGGCCGTGGGGCTTTTCGGTCCAGCGGATGTCGCCTTGCGTGTTCAGCACCGACACGGTCAGGTTGCAGGCGTCCGCGATGAGCCGCACGAGTTGGTCGTGGTTGGGCCGCGCCTCTTTGGTCCACGGCGTCAGCAGGATGTCCAGGTCGCGCGTGTAGGAGCCGTGCAGGCTCGCCGAGTAGCCGTACTGCCAGGCGATGATGCGGGCTTGCGTGAAGACGCGGGCGTAGTCGGGATCGAGGATCATGCTGCCATCTCCGTCGCACTCTTCTCGTAGGCCGCGAAGAACGCGTCCTGCACCTCCTTGGGCTGCGTGCGCAGCACCTTCGCAAGGGCGGCCTCCATCTTGCGGAACTGCTCGGCGTTGTAGACCTTCTCGCGCATCTTCACGATCTCCTTGAGCGTGTTGGCGACGCTGTTGGCGACCTGTGCGCGCTGGTTGGTGGGCACGTCGGGCGCGTCGGCGGCCTTTTCCTGCAGGTCCTTGACGCGGTAATACTGCAGCAGCACCTCCTGCTCGACGTTGATGTCCTTCAGGCTCGTGGAGGGCAGTTTCGCGTCGATCTTGTCGCGCAAGGCGAGCAATTCGCTCACATCCATCGCTTCGAGGTCCAAATCGGGCCGTTTCTGCGTGTTTCCGAGCGAATAGGGCTTCAAACCGCCCGTTTTGGGCGGATTTCCGGTGTCAATCGGGTCCATTTGGGCAAAATTTCCGAGGTTTAGGCCTCTTTCGAAGCCACTTTTTCGACGTAGCGGCGGATCGTGCGCTCGCTGCAGTTCGCGTCCAGCGCGGCCTGCTCGATGGACTTGCGCCCTTGAGCGACCTTGCGCGCTTCCTGCACGCGCACGTCGCGGCGGGCCGCGACCAGATCACGCATCCACTCGCGCTGCTCGCGCACCGGTCCGCGCTTTTTCCTCGAGATCGTGTTGAACACCGTGCTCAGGTAGGCCGGGTTCACGTCGAGAATTGCGGCCACCTCGGAGTTGGTCATGGTCCTGTCCTCCAAGGCCCTGACCAATTCCGGGGTGAGCCGCTCCTTGAGCGGTTTGGGTCTCATGATCTGCGGTGCTCGTGGGCAAGGTGCGCGGCGTCCGTGGACAGGTCCAGCCGGTGCAGCCGCCCGTGCTGGTGGATGGCGACGATGCCGTTGTCCTCGTGCAGCGTGTGCAGCGCGGCGTAGGTGCGAAGTGCCTTTTCCAGCACGACGCTCGGCTCGTGGCCGGTGTGCTGGGCGATCTTGTGGCACAGGTCCAGGCTGTCCTGCTGGATGGCGAGTTGTTCGGGATGGCTCATGGCTTGCTCAGGTCTTTCTGGATGTCGAGTTCTGCGGGTGTGCGGAACTGCCAGAGGAAGGTGTCGATGCCGTGCATCGTCAGGATGCATTCGCAGAGGATGAAGACGGCCACGCACAGCCAGAAGGCGGCCCAGCCGGTCATTTGGACCTCACTGTGGTGATCGAGTCATCGACCGTCTCGGTCGTCGTGGTCTTGCCCGACGTGCGCGTCACCGTGTAGCTGTTGTCGGTCGTCGTCTGCGCCCCGCAGCGCGTGAAGTAGCGCCAGCGGTCGCCGGGATTGAAGGCGTAGACCTCGCAGCCGTCGGCACTGCGGCTCACGATGCGCGGCACCGTGGCAGCTTGCTTGTCCGCTTCGTACTTGGCGATGTCGGCCTTGTACCAATCCGACTGCGTGCAGGAGTGGACGCCGAAGGCCGCCGCCAAGAGCATCGCGATGAACACCAGGCTGCCGGTCATTTCGTCCTCACGTACTCGATGCAGCGCGTGACGCCTCGCAAGCTGGGCTCATGCGCGTCGGCGATCTCGCTCTTGGTGCAGCGCCAGTCGGCCCGCTGCAGGGTGACCGTGCCCGGCTCGGGCCAGAGGCGTGCGGTGAGCAGGACGGCCCCGACGATGGCAGCGGCCAGGACAGCGCCCAGGGTGGCCTCGCGCCAGTCGGGCGCCTTGAACTCGTCGTCCACGGTGTCGCGCATCGGCGGGACGTGTGCGGTGCGCGTGTCGAAGAAGCTGCTGTTGTCGATGTCCATAGGCGCTTTCTTGGGCTGGGGCTTTGGCTGGGGCTGGGGCTGGGGCTGGGGCTTTGGCGCTGTTGAGCTGCCAACTGTGCCGAACTTTGGCTGAGCCGTCAAGCATTTTGACAGAAATGTCAACTTTTGGACCAAAAGTTTTGAAAAGTTCCTTTGGGAAATTTTCGAGCCTGGTTGGCCCGGCCGCCCTGCTCTGCCGTCGGATGTGTACCCATCCCTGCCAGCGGCGGCGGCCCCGGCGGAGCCAGTGCCAGCGGCGCCCGCCCCGTCGGCGGCCCCGTCGGGGCCAGGAATTTGTAGGTCTTGCGTACTACAGATTCCGTGCGGGTTTACCCTGTAATCCTTTGGTTCCTGAAAATGCGCTAGCGGCCCGTTCGCGGCCCCGTCAAGGGCTGCGGTACTGCCGGGGCGCGCGCGGCTCAGAAGGCCCTTTCCGGCCTTCCTAGGCTGTAGTACCTTTGTTTCCAGAATGCTTTTGTCCACAGAAGCCTGTGGATACCTGGGACTTGTCCCCAGGCTGTGGATAACGGCCCCGCCGCTGTCGGGGCGCGCATAAAGGACGGCCGAGACATAACTATTCTGTCTGTTCGGAATGCTTGCAACGCGTTGAAAGCGCTAGTAGCGGCGTGCCTTTCGTGCTCTAATCCTGTTGTCGGTTGCGTTGATTGGCTCCATGTCGGGGCCGGACGCCTCCGACAGTGGCCCCGACGGGGCTGGAGAGAATCGAAATGGCTAAGACCCAAGCAACCCAAGTCAAGCAAC